TCGTGGATGAGGACTGGCCGTTCCCGTTCCGGGAGCTGCCCCTCGTCAAGTTCCCCGGCATCGAGCGGCCGGACTCTCCACTGGACATCCCGCGGATGACCGCCGCCCGACCGCTGGCGAAGCAGATGAACCGCTCCGTCTCGCAAGTGATCGAGCACCAGAACCTGACGATGAAGCCTCAGCTGCTCGCGCCGGTCGGCTCCCTCGTGGAGCGCATGACGAACGAGCCGGGCCGCACGATCTACTACAACCCGCTCAACAACCACATCCCCCAGTGGCGGGACATCCCCAACATCCCGTCCTACGTCTTCGAGAACCTCACCAGGATCGAGGCGAAGCTCGACCGACTGTTCAACCGGGCCCCGACGCAGCGTGACCAGCTGCCTGCCCGGATCGACGGTCCCGGCGGCATCGACCTGATCCACGAGGCCGTTGCCGACCAGATTTCGCCGGTGATCCGGCGGCTGGAGGGCGCGCTCGTGACGGCGGGGATGCTGATGGTGAAGCTGGCCCAGAAGTACTACGTCGAGGAGCGGCTCCTCAAGATCAAGGGCACGAACGGGGCGGTGCAGGCGCGCAAGTTCCTGAATGCCGACCTCGAGGGAGGCTTCTCCTTCCACGCCGAGGCGGGCTCCGGCCTGCCGCGTACGCGCGCGGGCAAGCAGGAGCGGATCTTCCGGATGCTCGAGATGCAGCTCATCGACCAGCGATCGGCGCTGAAGCACCTGGACACCGCGGACATGACTGGCCTGATGGCCAAGTTCTCCGCGGCCGAGGAGCAGGCTCAGCGCGGGCTCGAGAAGATCAAGAAGGGCGAGCCGCTGAACATGCTCGCCGTGCAGCAGGCCATGCAGGCCATCGAGGATGGCGTCCACCCGGCGACGGGTGAGCCGCTCCAGGATCCGTCGGCCGAAGCGCAGGGGATCCTGCAGGAGGCTGCGATGCAGCCGATGCCGTACGAGGATCCGCAGGTCTGGCTCGACGTCCTCACGAACTTCATGCAAGGCGTGGAGTTCGAGAAGATGGAGCCGGACGTGCAGCAGCTGTTCCTCGTCCGCTACTCGGCCATGCAACAGGCCGCAGCGGCCGGTCAGCCGCAGCCCCCGGCTGAGAAGCCGAGGGTGTCGCTCCAGCTGAAGGGCACGACCAGCGCCCCGGTCGCAGGCGAGATCCTGCGCGAGTCGGGCGTCGAGGTCACGGACGAGCAGGTGGCTGAGCCGCCGCTCGAGACGTGGGTGACCGACAGCATGGACAAGGCCGACCAGGATGAAGCGGGCAACGACCCCTTCACCGAGGAGGAGCAGGCGATGCAGCTCCAGCAGATGGAGCAGAAGCACGCCCTCCAGATGGCCAAGTCCGCGCACGAGGTCTCGAAGGCCGAGGCCCAGGCGCAGCAGGCACAACGGGACGCCAACGACGGCAACGAGGATGCACGAACCGAGGAGATGCACCAGCAGAAGCTGAGGCAGACCGAGGAGATGCACCGAGTTCGCCTGAAGCAGGCGGCCCGGCCGCCGAAGGAGCCGAGCAAGAGTGGCAGGTAGGGCGACGTATTCCGAGGCCGACAAGGCCAAGGTGTACGTCGTCCTCCAGGCCAACGACGGAAACGTCAAGCGCACGGCTCGAGAGACCGGCGTACCCGAGAACACCGTCCGACGCTGGCGCAACCAGTTTCAAGAGGACGGGCCTCCCGACACCGAGCTGGTGGAGCAGGAGGCAACCGACTTCATCGAGGACGCTGACCGAGTTCGGCACAAGGCGCTCCGACTGATCGAGGAAAAGGTCGATCAGAAGGACGCCAAGCTCAACGAGCTGAACAACACGGTCGGGATCCTCACCGACAAGATCGACCGCGTGCGTCTACCGAACAAGCAGGTGGACCACGTGCATCACCTCCCGCCCGCGGATGAGATCCGTCAGGTGATGGCGGCCTTCGCCCAGCAGCAGCTGGAGATGGCGCAGCGCCGCGAGGAGGAAATCGTGGACGCCGAGTTCGGGGAGATCAAAGCTCTCCCGACCGGCACCTAACTGTCACCCAACAGAGCAGCCCTACGGGGACTCTGAGAGGAGAAACAGACCTTGTCCGAACCAATGTCGTTCGAGGACGCAACCGCGGCACTCGGCAATGCCATCGAGGCGGACGCGGGCCCTGAGCCCGTCGTCCACACTCCGCACGTCCCGGCACCCGTCGAGCAGGCCCCCGTTGCCCCTACGACTCCCGAGGGGGAGACCACCCCAGTCCAGGTGCAGCCTGGCCCGCCCCGCGACGAGCACGGCCGCTTTGCGGCTCGTCCGCTCGAGGAGCCCACAGCTCCCGCCGTCGCTGAGCCCGCCCAGGACACCTTCGATGCGGGTCAGTTCAACCCCGACACGCTGCCGCCGGAGCTTCAGCCCGGGTGGAAGCAGCTTCAGGCTGCCTACACCCAGAAGACGCAGGAGCTTGCGGAGCAGCGCAGACAGCTCGAAGGGATCGATCCTGCCCAAGCGCAGGAGGCCATTCAGCTGTACCAGGCACTCCAGGATCCGAACTACCTTCGCGAGTTCTACACGGAACTCAGTGAGGTTCTCGGGGAGGGGACTTCCACTACGGAAGCAGCCCCCGCTCCCGAGGCCAATCCCGCTGTCAGCGACACGCTGGCCGCGCTGAAGGCGGATCCGGAGCTTGCGCCGGTTGCCGAACAGCTCTCGCAGCTCCAGGCTGAACTGCAGTCCATGAAGGACGCGCAGGCAGCAGAGCGCGAGGCCGCGGAACTGGCCAACTGGCAGATGGCCATGGCTGGGGAGATCCAGCGTCAAGAGGCAGTTCTGATCAAGGACGGCCTGGACGAGAAGAAGCATCTCCCGTACGTCCATGACATCGCCGGTGCCTACGAAGGGAACCTGCTAGAGGCCGCAAACGTGTTCCAGCGGATTCGCCAAGAGGCGATCTCTGAGTACCTCAACGGCAAGCAGGTTGTCGAGCCAGGTGTCGCCCCGGCACCGGGTGCCTCGCAGACGTCGGAAGTTCCGACGACTCCGCAGGACCTGGACGAAGGGCTCCGGGCCGCCCTGATGCACGCGCATCAGGCGGGCCTCACCGAACTCGAGTAACTCCCACCTATCCGCCGGGGTGGTGAGTCAGTAGCTGACCACCAACAACCCCAAGGGAGTTCGACCAACACATGGCTGGAGCAACGCTCTCCACCCTGTCGAACATCATGAAGAACTTCTACCTGGGCCCCGTCCAGGTGCAGTTCAACAATGAGATCCTTGTCCACCAGCTCCTCAAGGTGGACTCGGAGAACCTGGAGGGTCTCGCGGCTCACGTTCCGCTTCACTCGAAGCGGTCCGGCGGGCTCGGCTCACGCGGTGAGCTGGAGACTCTTCCGGCGGCAGGGAACCAGGGATACGACAAGGCCGTCTTCGATCTCGCGTACCACTATGGTCGCGCGCAGGTCTCCGGTCAGTCGATCCACAAGACCCGCTCGTCTGCAGGTGCCTTCCTGCAGGCGATGAAGTCGGAGCTTGACGGTCTGAAAGACGACCTCGCTCTCGACTTCGCACGACAGGTGTACAGCAACGGCGACGGCGTCGTCGCTGCTACCGGCGTCACGTCGGCGTCCACGACGGTGGTTCTCGGCTCGGCCGAGGCCATCATCAAGGGCTACCTGTACATCAACATGGTCATCGACATCGGTGACACGTCGAACCCGATCGTCGTCGCTCAGGCGCGGACGATCACCGACGTGGACCCGGTGGCCGGAACGATCGTGATCTCGGGCGCGGCCGTCACCACGACGACCTCGCACCGGATCTTCCGCTCCGGTAACGCTGGCCCCTCGACGTCCTACGCGCTCCGCGAAATGGACGCCGGTCTCGAGAAGCTGATCTCGACCTCGGCCAACACGGTCGGCGGGATCAACGCGGCCTCCGCGGGCTCGCGCTTCTGGGACAACCTCCGCAACACCACGGGTGGCGCGATCAGCCTCTCGACCCTCATGCTCGAGTGGAACCGGGCCAACGCGGCCGGTGCCAAGGCGAATGAGGTCGTGGCGATCACGACCCCGGGTCTGACGCGGCGTCTGTTCGAGACCTCCGACTTCAAGTCGCTGGTGCAGTTCGTCAACACGAAGGAGTTCGGAGGCGGGTTCTCCGAGATCAGCTTCGCCGTCAACGGCATGCCGATCCGGCTGTACCCCGACCGCCTGGCCCCCTTCGGGAAGGTGCTGCTCATCGACAAGAAGCACGTCCGGCTGTTCAGCCCGGCTGACTGGGACTTCCTGTCCCGCGACGGTCTGACGGTCCGGTGGGTCAACGACATCGACGCCTATCAGGCGGCCCTGTTCCGCTACGCCAACATGGGTGCGGACCGGCGCAACACGTCGAACGTCATCTCGGGACTCACGGACGTCAACGGCGTCTAACCCGAGCGACTGACGCTCGCAGGCTTCCGCCCGGCTGAGCCTGGCCTCTCGGCCAAATCAGCCGGGACTCTTTTTCTACCCACGTCCGCAACGAAGGAGGACCAATGTCTGCACTCGACACCCAAGCCGCACAGGTCTGGCTGCCCGGACAGGGCCTTGTCCCGACGTACCTGCGCCAGGCCATGAAGGCTGTCGAGGAGTACGACGATGGTCTCTCGCTCGGTCGTCACGAGCACACTGGCGAATGGGTCGTCATGCTGAAGCGCGGCCCGATGACGGAGCCTCACCCAGTCTTCGGGCTGGGCGTAGAGCTGCCCGCGCCGGAGGAGATCAAGAAGCGCCTCTACCAGGCGGACGTACGGCGTCACGGCGGCAAGATCGCCCAGGCCCTCGATCGGGCCGACGCTGCGCGACGGAAGAAGGCCCGGGACGAGGTCAACGACCAGACCGGGGTCGCTGCCGAGGCGATGGAGTGGGCCCACCGCAAGATGGGCACCCACCCGGCCCCCCGCATCTTCGTCCCGAAGGGAGTTTCCTAGATGTCAGTTTTCGATCCCGTCGATGTGCGGGAGCCCGGCAGCCGCCGCGCGCAGCTGCTCCAGCGCCTGACCCAGCAGCGCCAGGAGCAGCGCAAGGGTCGTCCGCTGGAGAAGGCGGCCGGTTCAGTGCGCTCCGGCGTGCTCGCGCCGGGTCGCGGCTTCAAGAACGCGCTCGACTTCCGCGGCGTGCCGAAGGTGCGCCAGACGCACCGGAACAACATCCTCCCCGCCATCCTCGCCGCCCTAGGCGCAGGGCAGAACCGTGGCCGGGATGAGGAGCTTTCGGACAACCAAGGCCACGAGGTGGCCCCGCCGCCGCCGCCCGTACCGCTTCCGCCAACGCCCCCGACTCCGATCGGCCCACCGCCCCCACCGCCGCCGCCTGTGGAGGTTACGCCGCTTCCGGCTCCGACCCCCGAGGCCCCGCTCGACAACCCCGACCTCACGCAGACGGTCGAGGACGTCTGGCATGACATCCACCTCGGCGGGGGCATGTGGTACAGCCCGAACCAGGGGATCACGTACTACAACCCGCACGGCCTCGCGGAGTTCTAGATGACCGTGCAGGAAATGCTCGACGCGCTTGACGACTACGGCTTCGTTGACACGGAGACGGATCGCAAGCTGCAGATGGTCAACGACTCGTACTACGACGTGCTCGGCCGCTTCCCCTGGCCGTTCATGGTCGCAGATGTTAATGCCTCGGCGGACGTCTCCGGGAAACTGTCGTACACGGGAGTGACTGTCGCGCGCGTGCTGTACCTGCAGCGCGCTTCGCAGCTCGTCAGGCAGATCACGGCGGAGGAGTACTACAAGACGATCCACGGCAAGGGGCTCGGTGCCCTACAGTCTGATCGTCCGAAGTACTGGTACCAGGTCGGCGGTGATCAGTACGTCTGGCCGATCCCGGCCTCGCCCCCGCTGAACCTGACGGCGCTTCTGAGGAAGCGGCCGAACACGCTGCTCTCCACCGACGCTGAGACGGCGATTTTGATCCCGAAGAACCACCACCGCGTGGTCATGCTCGGCGCTCTCTGGCGGCTCTACGCGCTAGAGGATGACCTCGAGAACATCACGCCGTCGCAGTCCGAGTACGAGCAACTGATCCAGAACATGGCCAACGAACTCATGGTCCGCCCGGCACCGTCCCCTCGGGCAGAGCCTCGAGCAGGAAAGGAGGTAACGCCTGATGACAGTGCAGGAAATGATCACGCACCTGGATAGCCACGGCCTGAACAACCTGAAAGACGACCGCAAGGTCACCGTGATCAACGACGTCTACTTCGACGTAGTCACGCGCGAGCTGTGGCCGTTCCGGATCGCATCGGCTGATCTCTCAACCACGAACGGGCAGGCGTACTTCACCTCCCCGCCCGCAGACCTCGGCAAGGTGCTGGCTCTGATCGACACGACGACTGGCGTGGCCCTCGAGGCTGAGCGGCTAGATCGGCTGGCGCAGCGGTTCTCGACCGACAACCTCGCGAGCACTGGAGACCCGGCGTTCTTCTACTTCGTCGGTACGCAGCTCCGCATGTATCGAGTTCCGAACAGCGTCCGGACGATGACGCTGAAGTACTTCCGCGACCCCGTATCGCTGGTGCAGGGCTCGGTCGAGGCGGACATCCTCCTCCCCAAGAAGCACCACCGAATCATCGTAGCCGGGGCGCTCGCGCAGCTCCTAAAGCTCGAGGGCAAGCCCGAGGCCGCGGTCATGTACGACCAGGAGGTCGAGCGGCGCTTCCAGACGATGCGGGAAGACCTGCATCTGCAGCAGCTGGCGACGGCCGACTACATCGAGACCGTCGACCCAGACGACTGGGACTACTAAACCGAGTGAAAGGGGGTGAGGCTTCATGCCCATCCTGACCGAGACGTTTGAAGGCGTCCCGGGCGGAATGAACCTCGCCCTTGCTCCTCAGGAGTTGGACGACACCGAGGCCCGCTACCTCCAGGACATCCTCCTGGATCAGCCGGGCTTTACCCGGCGGCGGGGCCCGGTGCGGCAGGTTCCGAATACCGCAGGCCTCGGATACCGGGGAACTGGCCTGGCGCTGGCCCTGAACCCGGCGGGCAAGGCGCGCTTCGCCATGCTCAACGGCGACAACTCGAACGGCTACTTCAGCGCCTACTCGGACGACCTCACCACCAAGGTCGACCTGACCTGGCCCCACCCGCTGCCGACCAACCCGGCCGTGGCGGGCCAGGAGTACCGGATCGTGGACGCGAAGCCCGCGCTCAACGGCGGTACCTGGGTCGGGGTCTCGAGCACTTACGACTCGAACAGCCCGAACCAGGGCCTTGCGCTCTGGATGGGCGCGAACAAGCCGAACTGGAGCACGACGGTTTCGGCGACGCAGGGGTCGGCCACAATCACAGGCTCCGGCTTCACCGCGAACGTCGTGCCAGGCATGTTCCTCTTCGCCACCATTTCCGGTGCTTCAGCTCTGGTCGGGGTCGTGAAGACCGTGAACAGTGACACGTCGCTCACGCTGCGTGATGTGAGCGTATACGCGCTGGCGTCTAACGCGGCCACATTCCAGGCCCTTCGCGGCTTCGCGCCGAAGGTGGTTACCGGCCAGATCACCGCCGACACCGGCAGCAACCAGGTCACCGGCGGCGGTACGAAGTTCCTCTCCCAGAAGCTCAACGTGGGTGCCTGGAACCTCTACCGCGCTAGCGACATGGCCCATATTGGGACGGTCTCCTCGGTGCAGAGCGAGATCGCGCTGACCCTCACGGGGAACGCGAACATCTCGGTTTCGAGCGTCCGCTACGT